TTTAGAAACTAATCTAATTCTACCGATTTCGATATCAGTGAAGTCTGCTGACCCACCTTCAGGTACGTACTGAGCTACTAATGTTCCGATTAACTTGTTAATGTTAATGTTCCCAGTAGGCATTGGTACGATTGTAGCACCCATTTCTTTTACAACTGTTTGGTTGTATAAGAACTCGATTAATTCTTGTGCGTACTCTTCGGGGATTAAGAACCCTCCTGAGTTACCTTGTTCAATTGATTTCTCAACTGAATTTACGAAGTATGTGTCTTTCGCGTATGTAGTTAATAAGAAATCTTTTTGGTACTCGTTCATTGATAACTTAGTTTTACCTTGTAAATTATCTCTTTGGTACAGTACTGCTGATTTTATGAAACGTGTCGCATAAATACCAGCCATATCTCTTTCTTCGTATTTCTTAATTTGACGTTGCGTTTCGAATAGCAAGTCTGAGTATTTTTTACTTACTGTTTCATTAACATTATCTAATTTTGCTTCGACTGTTTTTGAAACTCTGTCTGCAACCTCATTTAAAAATTCTTCTTTTTTAAATTCCATTTTAAATTCCTCCTATTATAGTTTGTTTAAAGCTTCTGTTATAGCTTTACTTAGTTCTTTAGCATCAAGAACTATTTCAATCTCTGAAGCTTTCACTTCATCTATTTCTTCGACACCTTTTTCAATAGGGTCGGTTCCAGCAGGTTCAACTTCTGTTTCAACAACTGTGTCTACTTCTACAGTTTTAATAACTGTTTCTTCAACTTCAATTGTCTTCTCTGGTTCAGTAACTGGAATTACTTCCGTCACTACTTCCGTCACTACTTCGGGTTTTACTTCTACTTTCTCTACTTCTAGAGTTTTAGTTTCAGTTTCAATCGTACTTGCAACTACTTCTACTTCAGTAGTGATGTCCGCTTCCCCTTTGGTAACAGTCCCAGCTAAATCAATAACCTCCTGTAAAGCTTCCTTAACCTTATTGATACTAACTAAAGCATCATCCGTATTAATAACAAGCTTTATTTCAACTTCTTTCATAGCGTTCTCCTCCTTATGTTCAGGTCCACCATTTTGCAAGTCTTCCTTTGTCTCTGTTTGAGGGTCTTCTATTACTTCTTTGACTCCTTCTTGTATTTCTAATTCTTTCTGTAACAATGCTTCCACTTCTTCAATAACTTTTGTAAGGCTTCCGTTACAGAATTTGTCAAAACTTTTAATTTCTATTATGTCTAAGTCCCCACTACCAATTCCTTTAGCTAGTGCCTCTGGATTTGCTGGTACTGTTACCGCAGACAATTCTAGTAACTCTTGTTTTGTAATTACAAATACTCCGTCGTCATTGAATTCCCAGTCTTTTACGATAAATCCAACTGATGTAGCGTTTAAATATCCACCTTTGAATAATTTATAAGCTGTTAGCGCAAAGTCGTATTCTTCAGCTGCAAATTTAATGTCGAAGATTAACTTGTCGTCCTCAACAAATACTTTTAGTGCTTTCCCTATTGGTAATGCACCGTAGTCATGCCCCCATAAAAATACTGGATTCTTTTTGTAGTTCTTTAAGTCCCAACCTTTAGCCTTGACACTATCTCCTTGTCTGTCAACTGCCTCGGTTGAACCAATCATTCTAAGTACAAAATCCTCGTCCTCTACTGCCTTAGCCTGAATCATCAATGATAAATTTTTTATCTTGCTCATCTTGTGGTTCACCTCCCTCATCTGTGCTTCCGTCGATTATCTCTTCGGTATTTAAATCTATAATAGTTATTTTTCCTTTGAAAATTAACCTATTACCTTGTCCATTAGGTAGTGCTGCTAAGTTCATATTTAATAAGTCCCCAACTCTACCTCTGTACTCATCGATTGTAATTCCACCTAATTGGTAGGCTTCATTTATCGATTTCATTTCAAACTCTTTATCTTCAACAGTTTCCCTATCGAATAGGAAAATCAAGTCTTCACTATTTTTGAATTGTTTTAATAATTGCCAAGTTATTACTTCTTCAAATTCTATTAATTGTGGGTGTATAACTTGTTTTAAATATATATCTTGTGCCGCAACTACAGTAGCTTTATTTGAATTCTCTACATTCCCCATTATTTCAGGTGGAATTCCAAAATGCTGAATAGCTAAATCTCTATAGAACTTACGTGACTCTACAAAGTCCATTTCTCTATTCGACGTATTTAATATGTGTACTTTAGCGTCCCAGTTTAGGAATGCTGCTTTGTTTGAATTTCCTATCCCACCAAACTTCTGAAACCATCTTCTCTCTGCATTTTGAATTTCTTCATCATCAGTTTCGTCTGGTGCTGTTATAAGTATGTTTGGTGTTGCGTCATTGAAGAAGAACCTCTTAGCGAATTTCGCCATATATTCATCAGTTTCAACTTCGTCCCCGATTTGTTCTACTCTACCAATACCCCTTCCCGTTGGGTCAAGTGGGTTTGGATTTTTACGATAAAACATATCTTCTGGTGCTACTCTAAACTGACTTCCTTCGGACCCATTTACTAAGTAGAAAGGGTCAGAGTTGGTTGGTGTATCCTTAACCCATCCGGGCGGGATAAACCATAAGAACTCTGGGTTACCAGCTTTATCTCGTTCAATTATTGCGAAAGATTCACCACGTACTAAATAATGTACTTGTGATAAATACAAATCGGCTGAACCAGTTAAGTGATAAACTTCGTTCGGTTGATATAATAGGTCTAGTAATGGGTGGTCTTCTAATGGTATTAGTTCCGCACCTTTCTTTCTATATACCTTACCCTTTGTTACTGAAATGTCTATTGACATCTTTGTAATTGGTGTTAGCCTAGGGCTCGTATTATAAAGTTCTAACCATTCCTTTCCTTTTCTTCTTGGGGGATTACTCCTAATAGGCACCATAAATTGGCCGTACTGTGAGTTACGAAGGTCACTGAATAATGATTTAAGTCCTAGTGCTGATAATACGGCTTTATTCATATTTTCCCCTCCTCATATATTATTTTTATAACTTAACTATATTAAAGGCTGCTCCAGGAGACAAATCAAAATCTTTAGTCCCAGTACACTCTCCATATATTTCTACATAATCGTTAGCTGATAATGAAAGTAATCTAGAAAATCCTAATGTTATTATAGTATTATCTATCGTTGTATATCTTTCACCTAAGTCAGCTGCTTGTGAACCATTAACATATATAAATAGAGAATATGTTTCGTTTCTTTTTATTAGTGCTGAACCAGTAAATTCTATCTTGTAAACACCATCAGATAAAGCTGTTATCCTATTATTAGAAGTACTTAATGTAGTTCCATTACTTACTCCTGCTGTATTCCATACTATTTTTGTTGGTGAACCAACTGATTGATTACCTCTAGCCACCATATATAATTCTCCATATTCGGAAGTTCCGAATGATGGTTTATTATTAATATAACTTTCTGCTCCTGAGTTTGCTTCATCCCAATCAGCTTGAACGTTACTTACTTTAGCTGTATTAGCTTGAACTGCTGAATCATTAGCGATATCAACATCAGCTTTGATTGTTTCATCTAAGGTAGGATTCTCAATAGTAAATTCTACATTACCATTGTTACTCAATTTATCAATTAAATATCCTGTTGAAGCATCATCTGCTGAAGCTTTAACAAGTTCATCTGTTGAGAATCTCCCAGCTGTTCTACAATCTTCAATATCTTTATCTCTTATATCTTTTGGATTATCATTCTTATCTACTTTAATTTCTAATACTGCTATACATACGCTGTCAGCTGGTAATAATGGTAAGTCTGCTGAGTCTTTCTTTTCAGCGGTAGGTCCAGCTATAGATTTAATAACTTCATCAACATCTACATATATAGCCACTAAAGCATGTTGATAATTTACGAACCCTGCGTAATGGTCTACTCCTAAGTATCCATTCTCTAGGTCATAAGTTCCGCCAGATGCTATTGTTTTTACAACACCATCTATTAAGTAAGTTCCTGAAGTATAATCAACTGTTTGGTTTTTTGGTGAGTGTTCTGATACACTTAAACCGCTTATCCAATCGTCCCCACCACCATTATCTAGTATGTTGTCGATTTTTAATTTATCTTCTGCTGACATAGCCCCATCTGTAGATTGTGTAACTAGATTAACCTTAACTTCTTGTCCAGTTAAATCTAGTGTTTCTTGTGTTGTATCTCCTGCTTCTAATGTAACATCACCAGAATTACTTCCTGATTGATTACCAAGTTTTGTCTTCTCAGTGTCTGTAAATGCATTAGTATCAGCGTTGTTTTCATATGCTGTTTTAATCTCAGCATCTGATGGATTAACTTCCGCACCTGCTTCTATACCACCTAGTTTAGTTCTTTCTGTATCTGAGAATATTTTATTATTAGTACCCTCGACCATATTCTCCATATCGAAAGCATCCTCCTCTACTAGGTTAGGGTCATATACGGACTTCTCCATATCCCCAGTCCCACTAGCGGGTTTATTTTTTATATAGTCGTCTTCAGATGCGTTTGATTGATTCCAATCACTTTGGACATTAACCTCTGCACCACCTTCTATATTATTTAATTTTGTTTTTTCAATGTCTGTAAATGCGTTTGTATCAGCATTACTTTCATACATTGTTTTTATTAGTGCTTCATCATTTTCAGTTACCAATTCTGCAAATTCAAATTCTTGAAAATCAAGCTCTAAATACGGGATTCCTCCTCCGGGAAGTGCTGATATGAATTCCACACCAAGAAGTGTTCCGGGACTTGAATTCCAAAATCCTTCAGTACGGAAAGTCTCTCCATTCAGTATCCTTGTAGGTGTTGCACCATCTATATAATATAAGTCAATAAAATGTGTTCCTGCACCCATAAGGTCTATACCTTCACCATTGTCAAATCTAAACTTATCTGGATATGATAATATAACTTCTCCAGTAGCAAGTGATATTAGTTGTACCCTAAAATTCATTACGTCTCCTGTTGTCTTGAAATAAATACCATTTATTATATTATTTCTAGTTGCCGTAAGGTCATATTCTAAAGGAGATGTTAACTCTGTATCATCTGTAGATTGTAATACTTCGTGTAGTTCCGCTTCTGCTGGAACATCGAATGTTCTTCCTGTTCCTGTTTTATCAATTTCTTGATAAGGTACTTGATAACGGATACCAGTTACTTTTGACCTCGCTATAAGTTGAGGTCCTGATGCTTGAAGGTCTAATGCGTCTCCTAGAGTATAGGTAGAACCTACTGAATCTACACCTTTTTCCGCTATTATTTGTTCTGTAAATCTTATTTTTCCATCGCCATCTTGTGATGCCGTACTATTTTCAAAAGAGCCGCCAGCTGCTTTATATGGTATATTTGGGTTTGTTGTATTATCAACAGTACCTCCACCACCTTGTGCCGCTTTAGCTAGTGCTCTAGCTACTAAATCTACGCTTCGTCTACTCATTATACTGTCACCACCGCTTCAGCAGTAAGTGTCCCATTACCTAATGAACCTACATTAAGCCTAAAGAAATCCGCTCCAACTGGTGTAACCGAGTATATTGAGCTTACTGCGTTGGTATATGTTGGTTGAAGTGCTGCCGTTGCAATTTCATAAACGGCTATTGGATACCAGTCGCCTGATGGTCCTTTCACTTCAAATGTCATATCATAACTTGTAGAATCTGTTTTTACTTCAACCATTATTTCAGCTGTACCTATAAACATTCTTATTAATTCTATCTCAGTTCCAACTGCTGGAGCCGAAATATTGTCGTGTAGTACTTGTTTAAATCTTTTTGGCATTACACTCACCTTCCTAATATATTATATTAGAAAATGCGGATACGCTTTCTTTTCTTACGTCTCTGTAAATATATTCTATCCAATAGTTGTGAAAATGAATCTGCCATATCATCGTGCTTTAAATGTGGGAATCCACATATTTGAACTTTAAAGTCCTCAGCCCAATGATTTTCCGTTTTCTGTTTCGATGTGTCTGTCGCAGGTATCCAAACATTTCCTGCTTCTACGAATGGTGATACTGCAACCATTCTCGCTTCCTTACTTGCTAGTGGGTTGAAAGGAATAATTCCCGGAACAGCGTCGCTTAATAATTCAATTACAGCTGGTCCGTTCGCTTTGTCCTCCACTACTATTTCTATAGGAATATTAATTCCTCTTTCTCTTAATTCTTCATACCAATAGGCTTCAACATTCTGTACCGCCACGATAGTTTTTGTAATCCCTATATTTTCTTCCTTGGCGCCTATAATATATGTATTTACACCATTTGTTAATCCCACAGTATAAGCTACATTATCTGTTTTATTTCCTTCCTTGAAGTTCAAATCCCAAGATATTACTATCCAATATTTCTTCAACCTACTTCTTAAGTCCTCTGTATTAAAGGAATCAAGTGGTAGTACGTGCCAATTTTTAAAGTCGTCTCCATCTATGATATTTCCACTTGTAGGAGTCGGGTTTTGCTGTTGTTGCGCACTGAATGTAATAGAACCTAATTCTATTTTCAGTTGTTTTACCCAGTCTGGCCCCATTCTTTCAGGCCATAATACCTCGCCCACTTTATACTCGTGTACTTTTCCACTAATTGGATATGTAAATATCCTATCCTCAATAGCTTCTATTGGTACTATAATAAATTTGTAAAATGGATAATTTTCTTTAATGAATCCACTTACATCATTTACGTGTAATCTTTGTTGTATATTTACAATGACTCCTTTATTGAAATCATTTAAACGTGTTGGTAATGTTTGAGTTAAGAAGTTAATTGCTTTCTTTCTTTCTGACTCACTTTCTGCTTGTTTCGGGTTCTGTAGGTCATCTAATATTATAATGTCTCCACCTTTACCAGTTAATGTCCCACCGATAGAAGTACTAAACATCATTCCTTGTGCCTCGTTTTCAAAAAACCCTTTTGCATCTTGTTCTTTCTTTAATATTACATAATCGCCCCAGTTTTCTAAGAACCAGTCGCTTTTTAATATCTCTCTTCTTTTCTTATTTATATCTAGCGATAAATCACCAGAATAAGATACTACTATAAATTTAATTGCTGGATTATGTATCCACGCCCATACTGGGAAGAATACACTAGCCAACAATGTTTTCATTGCACGGGTTGGTATATTAATACATATCCTAGTATTTAAATCATTTTCAATATGGTCTAGTACTCTTTCGGGGCTAATATCTAACTTATCCCCAGCTATATAATGTAATGACATTAATGTTAATTCTTCTGCCAAATATTCGATATGCCAATTTGCACTGAATTCAACTCCGGGCTCAATTATTTTCCAAGCCTGTTTCGTAAATTCTAGTAAACTCTTTTCAGCCATAAGCTTCTCTAATAGTTTTTTACCACCATTCATTTTCAGTGTGTTTATTAATTCCTGCTTTTTAGTCAATGTCAATCACTTCTACATCATCTGACATCTCAAGCATTAATTTTCTAAGTTCTGAAACAGTCAACTCTTTTAATATACCTAAGTCGTGTTCAACTTTAGTAGTAGTTTCTATTTGCCTTTTATCTGAATATTCTTTACTTTTCTTATTACTAAGAATATATTTCTGTGCCGTTGCATTTCCCCTCGCGTACTTTGTAATAGTAACAATCTCACCAGTTTTAGGCACAACTGCCTGTTCTTCGTACTCATAACCAATGGCTTCCCTGAATGTAGCGGACTCAACTGCGTGTATCATTTCATTCATTCCATCTCGATAAGCTGCTTCCAACTCTGGTACACTTCGTTTTAGCCTATAAAAAGAAGAAGGAGTGATATCCAGTATTACTGCTATCTCCCTATCTGTTTTATTTTGACCTTTCATTGAAGTAATTTTGTCTAAGTATGGTTCTACTTTTCTTACATACATTGCTGTGCGTGGGTCTTTATCTTGTTTAGCAACAACATTTTGTACTCCTGTCGTCATATAAACAACCTCCCTCAGCATGATATTTAATAATATAACCAATTATAACACATTAAAGTAAATAAAGCAAGAGCAATAAGGAATTTCTTTCACAAACTTTCCGGTTTTTAGTTAACTCAAGCAAAGTTTCCATTTAAGGGTTAACTTTTCCCTATTATCTTATATTTTATAGTTTTAAGTATGTGTAAAATAGGATAGTTTAGTAGTATATATATATTTATAGTATTAACCTTTGATATTTAAGAGGGGGGGTATCTATTATATAAGAGGGGGGGGTAGCCATTTTGAACAATTATTTTTTTACCTCTTGACTAACCAACCTTATTAATATATAATAGAGTTAACTTAGTGTTATGAGGGGGAAATTAAAAAATGATGTGGAATATTTATTGGATGCATGAAGTATTTAAAGAAAAGATAAGGGAAGCCGCTATAGGGAAAGAAGTTACCACAGATAAAGGGTATAAATTTACCTATTATGATGATGGTCTTTTTGCTGAATTAAAACTAGGGGGTTACGTTAATGGCAGCTGGAGAAATGGACTTACTGTTAGAAAAGGTATTGTTATTGAACAACCCCACGGATATGAATATGGGAAAATAGTTTATCAAGGAAAGATGGAATTATGATACTAAGTAATCAAACAAACAAGGCAAAACACGTACCAATATTAGGAGTATTTCTTCCTAAGAGACCAATGGTGCATGATATGTCTGCAGGTGGTTACATTAAAAAAGATATATTTGAATACGACTTTGGTAACTTTTCAATTATATTTATAGATGATACATTTTATATAACAAGTGGTAATACAAGTGCTATTGATACTACCCATATGATTATATTAGATGAATTACTTGTTACCGACATAGTGAATGCCTTCTTAGAAAGAGGAGCGAGTAGTTCCTAAGGAGAAGAATTTAGATGAAGAAGTTTACAAAAGAAAGAATTATAGACGAAAACGCAGTACATCAAGATGATGTAAGAACATTAATGACTGAAAAAGCTGCCGCTATATTAATAAGGGGAGGCGAGCATGACTGGTCAAAGAACGGGGATGAACCCGTTAAACTATTAGTTAGTTGTTTAAATAAGGAAGTTCCTTGGGGTGAGTGGAATGAATATCACTTTAAGAAGGAAAGTCACCACCCAGAATTTTACAGTGATGTGACAGAAATGTCACTTGTAGATTTAATAGAGATGGTTATAGACGGAGCTTGTGCGTGCTATAGAAGAAATCCTAAAGAACCAATATTAAGCGAACAAGTAGCCCACTTTTTTAAAAAGAGATTTGATTTGCAGTTGTCTACGTTACTAGCAAATGAATTTATGAAGGCCTATAGGGAGATAGCGGCGTATACTGAATTAAATGGTACTCGCGGACCTGCTGGGTTTAGTAATGAAACAGGACCTGCTGGTGAAATAACAAACAGTTGCCCTCGAGGTTCTACAGGCCCCGCTTGGGTTGGACCCGTTTTAAAGGGTATAAAAATCTAAGGCGCATAGCTTAGGTTTGAAAATTTTTATGAAAAGTAAATATGAATTAGGTAGTAACTCAATATCATTTTACAACGTAGAGTATCTTGCTGAGGTATTGCAAAACAGGAATGACGAATTCGAATCAATTTTAAAGGGGCGAACGGAATTAACTGATAGTGAAGTAGTAATACTAAAATATGTATTGTTGCATAGGGAAACAAATAGGAGATTTTACATAGACATAATATGGGACTTAGGCCTAGGAGGCTATTATCCAGACGTTATGACATATAGTGAAATAATAAAGTCCGCCAAATAAAAAATACAAAAAATTAAAGGAAGATAATGATGATAGATAAATTATATAAATGGTTAGACAAGAAAGCATTAGAGAATGGTTTCTATCTAATATACAAGTGCAGTGGGAAAGATTGGTGTGGTGAAGAGGCCTATTGTGGTAAGGGTAAATGCACCCACACATTTAAATTATATCAGGCAAAAAAAATATTCGGGATATTCCCATATATTACTGCAATAAGACCTGAAAAAGAAATAGGGGGAATTGAAAGATGAAATACCTAATAAGAAGTAGAATTGATACTGTTAACAAAGAAATACAAGGCTCTAAGGATAGTATAGAGGCTTATGAAGAAGAATTAGAATTCCTACTTGAATTAGAGAAGGCTGAGAAGGAACAAAACAAGCCTGTGGAAAATCCATTTAAGGACTTACACGAACACCCATATGATAACGACCCATATCCATACCCACTAGCTGAACCATATGTATTTACAAAGAGCTGTCTTGGTTGTGACCATAGTGGTTCAGTGTTTATAAGTGGCTACAATCCTTGTAGAAACTGTATAAACTTTAATATGTGGACTCCTGCAATAGGAAGGCTTAATGATATTGGTTGTGATGGTAATCAAGGGTATGATGGTGGTATAACTTTTACTAATCATGATATTAAAGCTCAGACTAAACAAGAAGTAATAGATGAAGCTAAGCAATTACTTAAGTATAGAAATGGAATAACTAGGTAATGTCTTTTAAAATAGCAAGAACTAGACCAATAGAAGTGGGTTATATTTCATTTAAAGACTTTGATGAAATATATGAGGCGGATAAAAATCAAGAAATACCCGTAACAACATACGCACTGTTCGATTCGATTAAGCATCGTACTAGGAAATGGTATAAACCTTTTCCGCATTATCAAATTAACTTAAATAGTAGACACTTAACTTTTTCTCACGCAGATGTACTTATATTTGAAGAAGGAAAGGAAGTAAAGACTTGTAGAGTTAAAGAATTTAGTAAAATTTATAGAAGATTAACATAACAAAGATGCTATTTTTAATAGTGTCTTTTTTTACTCTTTACAGCAACAACGGTGTTTGTTATAATACAGTATAGAGTTATCTTGGAGGGTATTATGTTATTTGTAGTTAAGCGATTTGCGGATGGTAGTGGTTATACTATTAAATCAAAGGTGGCCTTGGAGATATTAGGCTGGGATGATAGTGATGATATATTTAGTAGAACTAATATCTTAATGGATGTAGGCAATAAGGTAAGATTTTATTTAGATAAGGAATTATTAGCAATAAGTGAAATATGTTATAAAAGGACACAAAAAAATGGGGCCATTAAGTATTATTGTGAGCTCCCTAAATTGGAGGAATTATGTTAAAATATGATAAGGAATTATTTGATGGCTTTGACCTTGACGAATATGTGTTTGTTTATGAATGTCATTTAGGTGGCGCTTATTACCTAGAAATTGAAGAAATACAGTACGAGGACTTATATTGTGAAACTTGTGGTGATGCTGATTATCTTGAGGATGAAGGAACTGTACGTGAACTATTAGAAAGAGAGGAGGAAGAATAATGAATGATTATTTAAAGGAAATAGAAAGACAAGAGAATGAAAGACTTAATGATTTTTTGGAGTCGGCAACAATATCAATTAAATTGTCGGGTGGTAATGCTGGTAGAGGGCTAGATAAAATTGAAGTTGGTACTTATAACGGATATGGTCCAGCTCTTATAATTAAATATACACATAAGACAGCCTATATTAATATCAATTGTAATTCAATAGAGGCGACGGCTAGACAGTTATTTAATTATGTTTATACTGGTAAGGCACAAGGATTTATAGCGGAGGAATACTAATGAAAAAATATGTTAGAACCGAGGATGGAACAATAGCTGTTTTTAAATATAAAGAGGCAAATAGATTTGAGGGTTATACTTACTATTATACAAATAAGATTAGCCTTCACGATATAAAGTGTCACGGCTATTCATCTTGGTATGAAGAATATTATGGTTATTGCCCAGACGCAGAGTTTGATATGGACCAATCACGAATTGTTAAAATTAAATTAAGTGGGGATAAATTAACTGATGTGCTTTTAAATAGTGATATTTTAAGTGTTGATAACGGTCTTGTAATTTGGACTTATACAATATTACAACTAAAAGAATTATGGCGGGAAGAAAATTGGCTTCCAACACAGGAGTTTTATAATGACTTTGGTGGATATTTAAGAGATATGATTAAACGTGGCTACAAGGTAACCACACAAGAACACTATAGGCACTTAGCACAGGAGGTATCATAATGGCTAATATAATGACAAACGGAAATACAAGTATAAGGATAGAGGATAATAAAATATTCATAAACGGTGTTGAGGTTGAAAGACCAGCGGGGATGAAAGGATATAGTATATCCCAAATTAATGATAAGATTTATATGGATGGCTATGAACTTAAAAACGGAAAATGGAAAAGAACCCTAAAGGGATTATTCCATTACTTATTTTAGGAGGAAAAAGATGGAAGATTTAATTAAATTTGTAAAGACTCAGATACATACACATGAATTTATGCTTGAGGATGAAGAAATGATGTACAGAACATTTGAGGCTATGGATATGACACCTAAACTATGTGCCGAAATGGTTGGTAGTGTAAAGGGCCAATTAAGAGCTTTTAACCGTATGTTAATGAAAATACTGGAGGTTACTTAATATGACTAAATTAGAACAGATTAAAATTATTGCTAATAACGTATTGTATTTTGATGACGGTAGTGATTACGCTACTGCCCTATATGAAATACTTGATGTATTAGGTTATACAGAGAAACAGATGCACAATCTTGCTTATATTGACGAGGACGAATCAAAAAGAGAAATAACTAATGAATGTCCAGTTTGTAAAGTAGGAACACAAAGAGAGAATTTAGGCTCTATGAGTACATTAATGGGCTGGACAACAATGGTAGATGAATTTGGGGAAACTATAAATAATGACCCTAATACGATAACGACTGCTTATAGATGTATGGATTGTAAGACTGCCTTCCAAACAAAAAGTAAGTATGGGAAGATATTTTCAAAGGAGATAATTAATGATTAAACCGACAAGAATTGAGTGTACACGAGCTGGCCTTGTGAACATCACATTTGGTAAAGAGTATGACGTTCATAACTTGGATGGTTATGAGTACCAGATTACTGATGATAAGGGTTTTAATACGTGGCTAGATAAGGACCACGTAGAAGTATTGTACCAAAACAAACTTGCTTTTGTGACTGTTAATTCTGGGCCAATATATGTAGAATGTACTTGTCCTCATTGTGGGGAAGAAATAGAAATTGCCTATAGTGAGTTCATTAGTGACCAATTATATGATTATCCCGGAGATTGGGATGAATTTGAATGTCCAGAATGTTATGAAACTATTGAAATAGAAGAATTAGAGTGGGAGTAAGGAGGAAATTATGAGTATTGAAGTAATGAAAAGGGAAACACCTAAAGCAAGAATAAAACATAGATGCAGTTGGTGTAGTGGTGTTATTGAAAAGGGTGAAGTATATGATAAACAAACAATTTTACTTGATGGCCGTTTTTATGATTGGAAAAGTCATAAATTGTGTATGAAAATAGTTAGCTTTCTAGATATGTACTCTTATGATGATGGGTATGGTGTAGGAAGAGATGACTTTGTAGATGCCATTACTGAATATCATTATGAAGAAGTAGGTCAATATGTTGCACGAGATGAAACTTTGGAATATGAATATGAAACAGATTGGGATGAAGCTTATGCTTATGTTGTAAAAAGAATGAGAGATAAGGAGATTAAAGATGCACAAAATAAAATTACAGATAAAACCAAAGCCTAAAACTTGTGGTGAATGTATTTTTTGTAGAACACATACGGTTGAGTTTAAGCCAGATTCTGAACCGCCGGTGTTTTCAAAAGGATTAATAAGGCCTTGGAAGGAAACATACTGCAAGATAACAAGTTATAAAATAAGGCGCAAAGAGGACTTATTACATAGTTGTCCTGCAAGGAGTAGAAGATGGCAAAGAAAGAAATTACAAAAAGATATGAAGCAGTAGTATATCACCACTTTTTTCTAAACAAGGCAATGAGAGTTGGCCTAGAGGTTGATGTAATAACTGGTAGAGTAGATGTGCTAGCAAGAAAAGGTAGAGAATATATTTTTATAGAAATTAAAACAAGTGTACAAGATTTTAGGAGTAAGAACGGACATAATTTCTTTGGAACTAAGAACTATTATGCAATGCCAGAGAAAGTATTTGAGAAAGTTAAGCATAGAATACCTAAACATATTGGAGTTTATACAATAGTCGAGGGTGACTGGGGAAGACCTAAATTAAGTTGTCTTAAGAACAGTAAAACAGTCGATATGCCTAAGGAAATAGGTAAGGGTAGATATAAGTGGAGTAAACAAAAATACATTAAGGCAATAGACGAAAATCTACTGACGGCTTGTAATAGTGCGATTAATAGATTAATGAAGCCTTGGAGGGAAAAATGGGTAAAGGAAGAATGATACCTTATGCAACAAGTAAAAAAGGAATAGTTAACTCCCTTAGAACGTGGAAGACACTTAATGGGCATACTAATGACTGTTGGGCAGTATCTATATCACTAGCTACTGGGGTAGACTATAATTATATTAGGGAATATGCTAAGAGTATTAGGGCCTTAACTCCCGAAGATAGAATTTATATGCACTATGATAGAATATTAATCAACCGCCTTGGCTTTGCAACAAGACAATTCTACAATGTAACATTTGATGAAGAAACTACAGTAAGAGAATTAGTAAAATCACTTGACAAAGATAAAAAAGTAATATTGTGGTGTACTTACTGGGATAAGGAAATTGGTGTTGAGATAAGGCACTTAATCTACTCAACTAATAATGAAATTTGGGATGATAAAAGGAATAGAGTAGGTTGGAAAGTTAATATAGCTATGGAAATTATAGATTTGGGGGAGGAATAAAATGAGTTATACAGAAGCACACGCGGGAACACTAAAAAAGATAGTATTTCCTGAAGGAATGATTTATGCTTTAAAAATTGGTGTTTTAAAGAATGCTGGACACCAGTTCAGTTATGAGGATTACAAGTATAAGCAATTTGAATGTGATACAATTTTTTACTCTTCTAAGTTTGATGAGTTTTACGAAATTAAAAATATTGAAATAGATTTAGATGGTAGTCTACATTTCGAGAATAAAGCTGATGGGGTTATAGAGTATGGTTTTGCTTTTTATAATGGTGGGGCTGGTTTTGAAGAAGTAATGGATTACGTTATTGAAGAAGCAAGAAGTGAGGAGGCGACTAATGGCAAGAGGTAGAATATTGGGTTATCACTTAGTACCACACCGTAGAGGTAATGGGAAGCTTTGGGCATTAAGAAGAAGAGAAGAAGGCGTTGAAAACGTTAGAAGTTCTAGAGTATTTTCCGAATCGATGTTAGAGGATGCGATTGCATTAGGTACAAAATGGGCAGAACAACATAATGTGAGGTTTTATATTCACGACAAAGGCGGAAGGGTAAAAGAAGTAATAAACGAAGATGCACCACCAATAAATGGAAAAGAGGTAAAATTATGAGAATTGATGTACATTATAGTTACATAAAGGGCGGAATGTTTAATAATGATAAATACTACGGTGATTTCCAGTATGAAACCAGCGCTCAGGAAGACGCTAGAAAATGGCTTGATATCGAGGGTATAAAACTGGCGATAGAGGCAAGACATAATATTAAAGGTGTATCTATTAGAGGTGTAATGCCTAAAGAGGATATCTTAGGTCTTGGAAAACAGGAACTTTGGGAAGAGGTAACAATTGGAGAGTACCACGAAGAGAACCACCATAATTTTGATAAATATAAATATCAATTTGTTTGTCCTAATTGTGGTAGAGTAGATAGAATTAGTTGGACAGCTACACAATTAGCCAAGAATACAGCTGATGAAGTAATGGTTGGACTTACTTATAAGTGTCCTTGTAGCGCTTCTAGTGTACGTACAAAGTTATCAGTGAAAGATTGGGAGAGTAAGGTACAGTATATATATGACGAGGATGGAAATTTTAGTCATTATGAGGAGATAGTAGAGTAAATGCCTTTTCCTATAATACCTAATACACCTCCAATGCCTCCTGTGAGGCCAGTAGCTAAAGAAAGAACAACTACAATCCCAGAAGGACAAGAGTGGCCAAAGAGTGGTGTTCAAAGATATCTTAACCCTCGTACTGATAGATTTATAGACAAAAATATAGAGGACATTATTAAGTCAAACCCCTATAGTCCGGAGACATTAGCCAGAATAGATACTATTCGTAGGGGCTTGGCGAAGGATAGAGAAAGAAGAATGGGAAGACTTGCTGGTAATATACTAGACCCTAACTTATGGCATGAGCATATGTCTAAACTCCACAAATTAAGCTTGGGATTGATAGAAGAACCAAAACAACCAAAAAGGCCAGAAGGTCAAAGAATAAAAATGTTTTAGGAGGAGAGAAAAATGAAAAATGAACTTGAGAAACACGCAGCTAAACTAATAGCTGAAGAAATACCTAAATTCTACAAGGTAGACATATTAGATTATTATGACTACAGCCATTATACTACTTATGTAAATGAGACTAAAATGGCCTCATTAAGACAAAATATGGGTAATAATATGGACGGTTTCGGAGATATAGTAGAAATTAGTGAAGAAGATTACTTAAAACATAAAAGGAGTTGGGATTAATTGGAAAAAAGTTGGATTGAAAAAATAACTGAGAATTTACTTGAGTATATGTCAAAAGCAACAGATAAAATAGAGGAGTTCAGTACTTCTATGGATAAGATAAGTAAGGTTAAGGAAGAACCATTAGTTGAGGATACTTGTGACCTTCACGACAGAGGTAGGGACGCATTTGAAGCCTTAGAGTACTTATATTGGGATAGTCTTTCACATAATGATTATTATTGCACCACAGAACAAGAAAAAGCACATTTTGGTGGTCTCACTGAAGAATATAATACACTAGTTATAGAGGAATTAAGAGAACTAGAGAAGAGAAGAGAGTTTGACAAACCAGTACAATTTGCTATGGATATACATACAGGACCTTATTGTCCCGAATGTGGCTCTAAAGTAAGGTGGTATAGTAATGGTTATCAACAAAAATTCTGTAGTCAATGTGGAAAACCAATTAAGAATGATAGGGGCTGTAGTAACATTGAATACTAGGGAGTGGGATAAGGTAGCAAAGAGGCTAAAGAAACAAAAAGTGAGTAGCGAAGATATAATGATGGTTGAGGGATTGTTAAGTACATCAAATGCTTGGGAGTCCCTAAAAGAAATATTAGGCAGGGATAAAAGGTATGATGAATTTAATGATAAGCACCGAGTATCTGAAAAATTATTTGATGCCCAATGTTGTAGTGCTGCAATACACGTAGCATATACAGTTATCAGGATGCTGGACGAACTAGAGGAGGTAAATAATGAAGGTTAACAAAAGTATGAAATGTAGTAATACTGACTGTGTGTATTTAAGTATACATAAAATATGTCTATATAGTGATGACGTTGAAGGATATGTAGATTGCCTTAGTAGGGATATGATTCCAGCTAAGAATGATTTCAAAGATTGTAACTGTGATTGTTTTCGTGAATTAAATGACTTGAAAGATGACCTAAGATTTATAGTTAACAGAGCAAAAAAGGACCAATCAAAGGCAAGGATTCATCCATTTGCTAGTTATGAAGCAATGGGTAAAGTAGTAGACTTGTTAATTCTGGATATAAATGATTTAACTAAATAAAAATATGGAGGAACAAAATTATGGGAATTAATGAAGTTGGGGTTCAAGGGATTGAAGTATCAAACAAGCCAATGAGGTTAAAGGATATAGAGGCTGGGTTGCACGTAATAGAGATGGACTACGGAATAGGTTTAGTTATTAAGCAAGGTTTTGTTAGTGGTAGTAAAGTTCCTAAGGATGTAAGTAAGAGTGGCTTACTAGTTGCTTGGGAAACGGGAATGTATTGTACACTGACTCAAAATATGCTTGATGGAAATAGTAAGCATCATGCTAATGACCACTTAGTAAAACGTATAGGAGTAATTAAGGAAGCGGCTGAATTATTCAGAAAAGATAGTAAACTAGCTAACAATGTAAATTGGATATGGCATAAAAGTGAAGAAAAACCAGTACTTGAGTTAACAATTGAGGAAATAGCTTTGAAGTATGAAGTCGACGTGTGTCAAATAAAAATAGTGGAGGTTAAATAATGAGTATAGAAGGGCCAAGAAGTAAGGTAGTAATGGTATTAAATGAGCCTATGAAAGTAGAAGACGTAATAGCTGGGTCTCACATAGTAGAAGCAAATTATGGAATAGGGCTTATTGTACTAGATAGTAGCGGTATTAAAAAGATTTGCTGGGAGAATGATAGTCTATGCACTTTGAAGCAAGGTATGCTAGATGGCGGTTATCATCCAGCTAGTCACGACATTAAAAGAATAGGAAAATTAGATAATGTAAGTCAGTTTCTAAGAGATGGTACGGTTCTAGATGACGTAGTTAAGTGGGGAGTTTGGGAACGCAGTAGTGAAGTAAAAATGGTTGACATCAGCCTACGAGACATAGCTGAGGTTCACGGAATCGACGTTAATCAAATCAACATTGTTGACTAGTTAAGTATTAGAAAAATATTGGAGGGATAGAAATGATGAATACTAATGTAATGAAGGATTTAATGGAAGTCAATGGTATAGTCTGTGAGTATAGGTTTCAAGGATTCAAGCAACTAGTTGATGAGTGCATCGTCAAGATAGAAGAACAGACTTACAAGGTAATCAATGAAGTAGCTGAAGATATAGACAATGCTATAAATGAAAGCGGCTTAAAACATTTTATGGAGTTAGGTCTCGACGTACAGTTATTAAGTAGTTATGCTAATATATCTGGTAGTGGTGGTGACTATGAGATAAAGCAGTTAAGTGACGATAGAAGAATTGCAACTATAGTAGGCGGTGCAGTTACTAAATTCGAAAGAGACATAACGCCAGACAATATCGATGCATTCAAAGTTCTATATACCACAGTACTATACGGAATCGTAATTTATTAATAGTTCTTAAAAATTTTATATAACAGTATTCATACTATTTAATTTAGCATTCTCTTATAGGGGGTGCTAATTTTTTTATAAAAATATTTCAAGCGGGCGGGGGTTTAGAGACTTACCGATTTACCGTTTAAAACATTTAGTGATGTTAGCACATATAGGGGACTTAAAAAATGACTTACTATTGGAGTGAACCACTGATAGTATGTAAAAAATAAAAAAAAAGGTAACTTAGGTTACCAAAACATATTTGTTAGGGTAGTCTAACACTTAATTAATGTGTAGTACACAATAACCATACACCATAATATAATATATGTGTAGTACACAATAACTATTATATATGGGGGGTGTATAATTTACGTTTTAAAGGTATTTAAAATGTATGTGTACTATATTTGTATTTTAAACGTGTTAAAACGTGTTAAAACTAATATTTTAATGGTTTAATGGTATTACAATGGTATGTGTATAGTGTATATAAAATGTATGTGTATTATATGGGTGTATGTGTGGGGTGTATATGTGTGTATGGGGGTGTATGTGTGGGGGGTGTATATATGGGGTTATATGTGGGGGGTGGTGGTGTATGGTATGGGGGTTAATTAGTTAGTGTTACCAACTAATATTAGTGTATATATACCCCTTAAAACCGTACATTTTAACTATTGTTTTGTATTTTATGTAATACCCAAAAAACCCTTATGTTATATAGGTTTAATGGGGTGATGGAGGTATGTTATTATGGTATGGTTTAAAATAAATATAAATAAAGGTAACAAATAACAATATATATGGTATTATTAGGTTGTACCAAAACATATAATTAAGTACACCCACACAATATAAACCATTACATACAAGGGTAGTAAACTAATTAAGGTTTGGTAATAACTGTTATTTGGTAACTTAATATAACCTAGTACACAAGTACATACTTAAAATGGTTATAACATACTAATAAAGGGGTTTTTACCTTTTATTGGTACATTGTAAAATTATGGTTTAAAACAAGGGGTATTATAATGGGTATTAACAATAAAAAAAGTAACGTGGTAACAACTGTTAAAACAAACACTACTAAACCAGTAACAACTAAACCAGTAACAACTAAACCAGTAACAACTAAACAAAAAACACCACAACCCACAAATGTAATTAAAATTAACAAGTTTTTACAAAGTGGTAACGTAATTACACTATATAAAATTGTACAAACAAGTTTATTAAATGGTGGTAGTATTACAAATAATAGTGGTGTAAAAACAAGTTTAAAAGGTTTTACACAATACAATATTACAAACGTAACTATACTTAACAACCGTAATATAGTATTGGTTAATGTGTACTTAAAAAATGGTAATTTACCTATAATTACTTGTACACGTAAATTAAAAACTGGTGGTACTAATACTGTTTTATATAACCACCTACCAAATAAACACATACAACAGTTAGTAACTAACCAAATTAATAAATATAACTATAATAAACCAGTAACAAAGTAATTAATTTATACCCCCTATTTTATAACAAGTTTATAAGTGTATAAAATAAATACCATAACCATTATAAAATAGGGTTGTAACATAAAAACCTTACAATGTACCAATAAAGGGTATAAACAATAAGTTTATACACCTAAATAAAAAAGGGGTGTTAAAATGGTACAAAATTTACTAAAGGGTATGTTAATAGGTAAAAACCAAGTTTTTATTATAAAAAGTGGTGGTATACCAATATTTAGTGGTACTAAAAAGGGTTTATATACTAGTAAACGTAAAAACCTAGTTAATAGTATTGTTAGGGGTTGTTGTATACAACCAAGTATGGGTATATACCATAACATAATTAGTACACCAGTAATAATTATTAATTAGTATTAA